AAATAGCTAGTTATAAGATTACCATAAAGTCCGATACTGTCTAGTATTGGACTTAATATATCTATAGTATTTGCAACATTAACTAGATTGCCATACTAATATTCAAGGAATATGTATGAAAAAGTTTATCGCTATTAGTTTAGTTTTAATCACTACAATTGTAACTGGTTGTGCTACAACAGGAAGTGCATCTCCCGATGAAAAACGTGCTTTAGTACAAAGCATGAAAAACAATACATTAAGTGAGCTTTACGCTCAAAAACCTGATGTTAAACAACAAATTGCTAATTCTGCTGGTTACGCGGTTTTTGATAATGCCAATGTAAATGTTGTTTTAGCCAGCTTTGGCGGTGGTTACGGTGTTGTTAAAAACAACCTAACCGGTAAATCAACTTACATGAATATGGGTGAAGCAGGTTTAGGCTTAGGTTTAGGTGTTAAAGACTTTAATGTTGTTATGGTTTTTCATAATCAAGCAGCAGTAAATCGCTTTATTGAACATGGTTGGGCATTCGGTGGAAATGCAGATGCAGCAGCAAAATATGAAGATAAAGGTGGCGCTTTAGTTGCCGAAGCAATTGCCGACCAAGTAACTGTTTATTCCTTAACCGAAAATGGCCTTGCGTTACAAGCGGTACTTAAAGGCACTAAGTTTTGGGTAGATTCTGAGCTAAATTAAGCTATTTTAAACCCTTCTAAAAGTGGGCTAGTTAGTAACCTAACTCCCATTTTTCATTATTTCATGCAATTTAACATAACGTAATTTATGGGCTATCCGCTATTACGCAAAAGCGTCCTCAGTTGGAGCGTTTGCTAGTCCTGCAACAAGTGTTAGCGCTACACATGCCGCACTAATCTTTTTTACAATATCCGACCAGATCTTACCTTCTTCCTTCGATTTTGATTTTTCGATAGCAAGTTTTAGTAAAGCTTCTTTTTGATCCATACCAACAGCATTGGCCATTGCGATGCACTGGTTCGCAGTTAAATGACGGTTACCTTTTTTAATTTGAGACATATTACCTGAGTTAAATTCAGTGAAATCTGAAATAACTTGTTTGTCCTGAGTGTAACCTTTAACTTCTTTATATTTTTCAATTAGTTCGTAACTAAAATTCATAGCGTTCTCCTCACTTACTTAATTATAACTGTCATTCTTGATAAATAAAAAGTTGACACCTGTCAAACCTGAATGTTAGATTCGCGAAAACATTCAAGATTGACAGTTTGACATATTAACAAGGATTACAGTTTGAAATTCTATCTCCAATACATAGCTGGCATTGAGGAATACGCGCTAGGTTTCAATAAAATTGAACACCCGCTTATGTATTCGTCACGCGCTGAAGCTATGGCTTTTTGCATAGACTATGCAAGTGGAGAACCTTTCGAAATCATCGACGTTGATGATTCAAACTGGCAAGAACTGTTCGATTCTGGAGCATTTGACTATGACCCAGACTTCTAAACAGTTAACCAAAATCGACTACTTAACCGTTGTTTTTTGCCCTGACGAAATTGCCCGTCTTCGCTTTGACGCCAAAATTGCGTTTGGTAAAGGTGACTTTGGCTCCTACAAAGAAGCTTATAACGCAATGCTTTGTGCTGAATTATTCGACCAACAAGCCACTGATGATTTAGACGTAGAAGTTAACGAATCGGTTGTTTATGACTCTGATTATTACTATGACCAGCTGTTCGAAAACAACCCTCGTTACCGTAATTACGGCTCTGTTGATGCTATTCCAAGTGAAGAACGGGCGCACTTTTTCAAGAATGTAGTTAGAAAAACCAAACGTTACAAAACACTTAACTCTTTGATTGAAGGTGATATTACTAAGTTTATGCACCTTTTGAATACTGAAGTTGCTACGGCTGCCGACCGCTTAACATCGGATGATTTAAGCTGGTCTTATCGCCATAATTCAGGCGGTATGTTCACCTATGAAAAGTCAGCAACCCTTTACCGTCATGATGTAAATTCAGGCGTAGTTGCTTGGGGTGCGAACAATGGCGGCGTGATGATTTCATTCTCTGGCGCAGGTTGTGCGGGTCTCGATATTCCAAAACTTCACGCCATGCTTAAGAAAATGCCGAACGTAAAAATCACCCGCTTAGACATTGCCTATGATGACTATGACGGCGAAAAATCCGTTCTAAATTACTTCCAAAATCTAGAAGAAGGCGGCTTCTGTAAAACGAACCAAGCGCCCTCTTTCTCATGGATTCAAACTGGCGAACTGCAAAAATTATCTAATGAGCAACAAGCGCTATGGAAGAAAAAACACGGTTGGCAAAAACGTTATGACTGCGTGGCCAATGGCGGTAACACCCTTTATGTAGGAAGTCGCAAAAATGGAAAAATGGCGCGTATCTATGAAAAAGGCAAGCAAATGCAAAGTGAATCTCAACCTAATTGGGTGCGTGCTGAGCTTGAGCTTAGGTCTATTGACCGTGTTATCTCCTTGGATGCACTTCTCAATACCGATGCCGTTTTTGCTGCTGCATACCCTGCTTTTGAGTTTGTTAGCGCTAAACGCCTTGAGATTAAAACCACCACTCGCAAACCAAAACACAACGGAATCTTAGTTGCTGAAAGATTAGAACGCTACTGCGCACAGTCTTACGGCAAGTACTTAAATTTCTTACGTCACGTTAAAGAACTGACTGATAACGAAATCATTAATCAATTAACTAAAGGCCTTAATCCGTGGGATATCCCCGACTCTATTAATCAGGCCTGTATATCACCACCAAATCAAATGGAGTTAACCCCATGAAAGTAACATTACTATCTGCCGCAAATGGTAAAGGTATTTCTCAAAAAACTGGTGCACCTAAGCACTACGCATTTTCGTCTATCAGCTACTTAGTACCTGAAAAGGACTTTATCCAAGGTGATCACCAAATCCAGAAATGCGGCTTTGAACCAAAGTCTTTAAACATCCTTGATGAACAGTCTTTGTATCAAAAATTTAAAAACATCTTAGACCAACACGGTATTTGTCAGGTTGATTTAACCCTACAACCTGACCCAGAAAACATGTCTCGAAACGTTGTATCAGATGTGAAATACGCAGGCTAATCATGGGTGAAAACAAATACATTGCTATTTGTCCCGTTGCGCCTGTAGAGAAACAGTGTCCGGTGGAATTGGAAGTTGTGGAAACACCCCTTCCCGTTCCGCTTGATTGGGACACCTTCAAAACTGAAGTTGCTCCGTCAATCATCGTCGTTCTTCTTACCGCTTATGGTTGGAAGAAATTAAACAAAATGGTTTGGAATAGATAAGGAACTTAACCATGAAAAACATCTTAAAAAGTAAATTAGCTAAAGCTGGATTAATTGCAACTTCTGTATTGGCCGCTGGCGCTGCTCATGCTGAAGCTGCTGCTGAAGTAACTGCTGCAACAACGCAGTTTCAAACTTTCTTCACTGATAACGCAAACTTAATCGGCGGTGTATTTCTAACTGCTGGTTTCGTGGCTATCGGCTGGAAGTGGTTAAAAGGCACAATCTTTAGCTAATGTTTATCACATTAGACACAGTGCTAATTGTCTCAGGACTTTTAGCACTTTATATCCTTTTTGATGATTGAAAACTAAGGCGCAATGATGCGAATTCTAATATTTATATTGGCGCTAATGAGCGCCTTTTTTGTTTCTGCTGATGAACTTAATTATGACCCGAATAGCCTTGTTCCTGCTGAGAATAATTTAACAGGCGGTATTTGTAATTATAGCTCTTGGTCAATTCAAACAACCAGTGTATCTGAATGTGCTGATTTTATTCTTACATTGCCGGGTACTTCAGGTTTTGTTTTTTTAAATACAGAAAAACGAGGTAGTACATTAAATTTACAATGGAATAAAAAGAATCAGTCTTCTGTATATACGTTTGGTACTATTACAGACCCTAGCTATGATTTTACCTGCCCACCTGAATCGAATCCTCAGCATACTATTAAAGTCGGTGATATGTGTGGCAAACCTGCTGCACCTAAAGATTGCCCAGCTGGTTATCATTCTAAAGGTGCATCCCTACAATTAGGTTCGACTGAATGTGTACCAAAAGAATGTCCACCTACAGGCAGCAGTGAAAGTTTATTTTCTTCACCAACTATTGGCGGTGCACCTTTCGATGGTGGCGGCCTGTATTGCAATGATGGCTGTGCTTACAACGTAAACGAATCTCAAATATCATTAAGCAAATATGCTATAGGTGTAAGTCAAGGTGTGGCCTGTGGCGATAAACCTTATGACAATAAAAAGTTAGCTGACGATGCTGATGCTGACCAATGTACCACTTCAAGTGATGGAACAGTTACCCTTTTACAATGCCCTGACCACCATCAACCAGACCCTGAAGATAATCCTTTAGATAATTCTGATTCTAAAGTAGATGATTCAAAAACCCCTGATAAATCAAAAGAAACATGTGCTGAAGGTGACACCAGTTGTAACCTTAAAAACGTAGAAACTGAAATCGAGAACAGTATTAACAATCTGATAGACAACGACAAAGAGTTACATAACAAAAAAATAGATGCCGATACCAAAAACGCTAAAGCTTTTCTTAATGTAATGGAAAGTATCGATACGGCCATTCTCCTACAAACTAGCCAAGATGAACGTTTACACGCTGTAACTGTCGGTAAATTCAATGAGTTAATTGATGCTGTTAATGGTATTGAAACTGGCGGTGGCGGCGGTGGTGGTAATGGCACTGGTAACGGCAATATAGGCGGTCAAGATTGTGAAGGAACAATCGAAGAGTGTGCAGGTATTGGCTCTGGTGATGGTGTTGAACTTCCACAAGAAACCAGAAATTTAGATCAATATGCTCAGAAATATAATAACTGGCTACCTAGTGCTGAGTTACCACCTGAAAAATGTATCACGCTAACGAACGGCAAATCGCTGTGTTTTAGTTTTGAGTATTTCATTGTTTTCTTCCAAGCAATCTCTGGGTTAATCGTACTTAGCTCTTTAATTCATAGCGCTTCAATAATTGTGAGGTCAGTATAATGCCGTTTCTAATTCAAGCTTTTTTTACCGCTCTTGCAACCCTACTTCCTAGCCTTGTTTCCAAAGTGCTTGTTGGTCTTGGCTTTGGATATGTTACTTACGAGCTAGGTTCTTTTGGCATTGATTACATATTTAATTTGATAGTAACTAATGCAGCCACCTTGCCAATCGAGGTTATTGCCGTTTTTAACTATGCAAAATTAGATCAAGCTATCGGCTTTATGCTTGGCGCTTATGCAGCTGCACTCACTATTCGTGGTTTAACGTCGGGCGGCTCAGTAACTAAGATGAAATTGGGAGCACCTAACTCATGATTTATTTAAGAACAGGTGTGCCAGGTGCAGGAAAAACGTTAAATACGTTGAAAGAAATTTGCCAAGACCCAGCCGTCACGCAAAAAGAAAAATTCTATAACAATATTAAGTGTTTTCTGCTTGATTTAGATTTCTTAAATAGTTTTGCGGGTTGGTTCTATGGTTCGTTCTATCCAACAGTCCAACAAACCAAAAAAGGATTGCGATATTCTAAGATAATTAAAAAAGCCCATGAGCAAGATAGATTAGTTGAGCTAACTGACGTTCCTTGGTTAGCACCGTCTTTTAAACAATATGATGAACAGGCCGCTATTGCTCTTTTTGTTAATTGGTGTCGTCGTTGTTATCCAAAACAAAATTTAGCTGGACTAAATACATATATAGAAGAAGCAGAACAACCGACTATTGAATCGATTAAACTGCTTAACTATCACTGGACGAAAGTAGATGACCCGACCCAATGGTATGATTTACCAAATGGCTCGATTAGTGTGTTTGATGAATGTCAGGATCACTTTTCACCAATGGCCAATAGTGCAAAGCGCCCTATTCACTACACTAAGTTTCAAACGCATAGACATTCAGGTGTTGATATTCACCTAATAACTCAGCACTACACATTTCTAGATAACGTTATCCAAAAGTGTACTAACTCACACATTCATTATTTTAGGCCAATGGGCGGCTCTGCAATTACGCGCTTTCAAAGAGATAAACAATTCAATACCGATTACAAAGGTGACTTAGATAAATGTGCATCTAAGCTAATGCGCCGTGATGCTAACTTTTACGGTGTCTATTGGTCTGCTGATGAACACACAGCAAAGTTTAAACTACCGCCGAAGGCGGGTTTATTTCTTCTTGCTATACCATTATTTATTTATGTCTTTTATAGCTTGCTCGGCAGTCTAGGACTTACTGACTCTGACGAACCTGACACGGCCAGTACACCAGAAGCAAAAACAGTCGAAGTAAAACAACAACCAATAGTAAAACCCAAATTAGATTTAACGTATAAGCCACAGAAGTTTGAACATCCATTAAATGAAATATGTGATGACTATGAATATGGTGGATATGTTCTAAAGAAAAAAAACGGTGTAGTGACTGTAGAGCATTACATTAACTGCGTTACTGGTAAGAACGTTGAAAGACAAAACACAACTATTCTGGGTGATGATGAAAATCAAACCGAGAAATCAGAAGTTATTAACGAGCCTGAAGTAATAACACTTAGCTCGAATTACTTAGAAAAAATCGGTTACTCAATCTACCTAACAGAAGATTTACCTATCTTAAAATTTTCTGACAAAAACATTTTCCTAAGACAGTTTTAACTAAGCAACACAAAGGCAGAAAGGCGAGCTTCGAGCCTCTGCCTTGTGTGCTTAAAACTTATATCTACTACTTGTCACTGGTGACACTATGACTAGAAACCAAAAATATGAACAGAAACAAAAAGCTAAAGGATTAAAGAAAGTAACCCTTTGGATTCCTGATGAATCAGAAGTTGAAATTAAACAGATGATAGAGTTTCTGATTGATAACCCAGACCATATACCTTTTATGGCAAGAAATGTCAGAACAGGCCGTATGAAAAAGGCCATTTAGTGGTACGTAATTTTTTACGTAATATTCGTATCGGTACGTAATAATGAACAAAATTATTACGTACCACTCACCTTTGTATCTCCAGTTTTTGGAGGATGGCGTAGCCATGTCATACATTCCAGAAAACCATCATTTCATCGAGAATCTGTTTCCATTTTATAAACGGTTTATTAGGGTCGGGTATCAATTCAGTGAAATAGCAAATCGCACTCACTGCCTTAGTCTGTTTTCAATAAAAGTTGATTGCCTTCTGATAAACCAAGCTGAGTTAAGGACGGCACAGCAGCTGAGGGAAACACCCTCCCCCCATATACTAATAGGGGGGGAGCGAAACCACTTACACCGATACCGAGTGTGCATTGTGATTTTTAACAAAAGGAGTAAATCACAATGAGCAACTTTAAATTGCAGTTCGTTACGCTATTCGGATATGACTATGCAAAAGGAGCTAAAGAACTCGGAGTAAGTGAACGACAAGTAAGGAGATATGTAAAAGCTAACAAAGCCAGTAAACCTGTCGAAAAACTTATATGGATAATGTATCGCGGCTATTTGCCTGATACTGGCCCGTGGGCAGAATGTAGTATTTCGTACCATAACAATGTAATGACTACACCTTGGGGTAAAGTAAAACCGTCAGATGTTCAGTTTGTGCACCGCTACAAATGGTCAGCAAAGGAGCATGAAAGCATGTACAAAAAGCTTAAGTCTGAAACGAAAGTCCAAGACCAATATTTATTTGATCTTCAAGAACAATTACTGGATATTATTGGTGAACTGGCAAGAAAAACAGGTAGTTAATTCGGAGATAATATGGCTAAAGATTGGTTTGATATAATAGATACGACGGTTAAAATTGGTTTAGGTGCACTCATTTCTGGTGGTTTCACATACCTTGGACTTCGCTTAACGAAAAGGTCAGAGTTAAAAAAGTACTCTCTAGAACATAAAATAAAATTAATTGAAGAAGTTTCCTTGAATCTTCATACATATTTTTCTGCATGGGTCGCTTTTATATCGAGTGTTAATGGTATCTCTAAAAGCATAGGAAATGATTCATTAATAGATTTTGATTATTCTGCCTATAACAATGTTGATTCAGATGATATTAAATTAATAGAAGCATGGCCTTTAAGGGATAAAGCAGCTTCGACTTTAATTCTTATGAATGATATTCATACTTACAATTTAGTTTGTAAATGTGCAGACTTACAAAATGAACTAAGGCATTTAGTAACTTTCGATGGGAAGCTACCATCAAGTTTATTTCTTAAAGGATATACCTCTAGAGTTTTAAATTTTCAAAAGGAAGTTGAAAAGTCTTTAGCTAGATTTTATCAAGCAAGCTTTAATGAATAGCTTTTGACACTTTAAAGGTATTGAAGGAAAAAAGCTTTGTGAATTCCCCAACTGACACACTGTCAACGTTGACAGACTTTATAACCCCATAATAAAAAAGGGCTTTTCGCCCTTTTCTTTATTGTTACGTACCATAACTTATGGGATTAGGTCTTAAGCCACACATAAGTTATCATTGTATTTTAAAGTTTTTAAAGGAATAAATATGATTAATAAAAAAATGGTTATCTTGTTAGCTTCTTCATTTCTTTTTGCGGCATGTTCATCAAATTCTGGTAAACAAGTTTATAGGACTAGTACAGGTGAGAACCTTGTAATCACTGGTCAGGAAGTTGGTGGATACTTAACTTTAAACATAAATGGGGAGACTATTTTTGATAACATCTCATTCTATTCTAAAGATATTAATGGTAGTTATAAAGGGTATAAAGTCGACGCAAAGTGCAAAATTGATACAAAAATGATTGGTAGCGATAAGGAATGTGATATCTACATTAATGGCCAATACGCTTCAAATTTATTCTTTAGATAGCCAATCTGTCAAAGTTGACAACCACTTTAACAGTCTAATAAAAAAGGGCTTTTCGCCCTTTCTTATTTTTTACGTACCGTAATTTATGGGTAGTAATATATAATTTGTTTCTAGTAGTTAATTTACTTGTTTATATCTATTTTACAATTTTTAATGAGTTCTCATTTATCGCTCTTTCAATTAATAAGTTCTTTGAACAAATAGCTAGTTAT